TTCGCCGTGGTATGATGTGCGCAGCAAAGCATTGAAGCAAGCCACGCAGATGGGGCAGTTGTTTGGAATAACGCCGAGCGCCCGGGCAAGGATTGAAACAGGAAATGTGAAGCCAGCGAGCAAATTAGAATTATTGAAAAAACCTAAAACCGCATAAAATGAAAAAGACAGTTAACAAAGCAACGCACAAAGCCGCCTTTGAAACGGCGCACGTTGAATATGAAGGTAGGGAGTACAGGATTGAAGAGCGAGGCCACCAATTTGTGATTACCATGGACCAAGGCAGCGGATTCCGTGAGTGTGGCAAGTTTGGTTTGTGGGATGAGGCTTTTGTTTATCGCAACTTGAAACTAGCTGAAGAGGCAAAGGCCATTTTTGAAAGCCAGTGCAAAAAGTTGAAAAGTATATAAGCGACGTCCAATCTGGCGCGGTGCCAGTTTGTGAACACGTGCGCAATGCCGTGGCTCGTTATGTGGCAGATCGTGCAGCCGGTTGGGGATTCTCTGAAACCTACGCTTTGCATGCCATTGAATTTATTGAGCAGCTAGAGCATAGCACTGGCGAATATGCGGGCAAGCCGTTTGAGTTGGAACCATGGCAGGCTTTTATAATTTGGAATCTGTTTGGATTTTTGAACGAGGACGGTAGCCGTAGATTTACGCGGGCTTATGTTGAGGTTCCACGCAAAAATGGCAAATCGACCTTTTCCTCGGCGATAATGCTTTACGGGCTTATTGCGGATGATGAATCTGCGGCGCAGGTTTATTCAGCGGCGACAAAACTTGATCAGGCCATGATGGTTTTTGGCGAGTCGGTTAGGGTTTGTCAAAATCTGCCGTGGTTGAATGAAGCGCTTACCGTTAACAATTCTGTAAACAATCGGCGCATCCTTTACGGGCAATCGATATACAAACCGCTCGAATGGAATCCAGGCAAGCAGGACGGACTCAATGCGCACTTTTGTTGTATCGATGAATACCACGCCCACCCAAACGATGAGCTTTACAACGTAATCAGAAACTCAATGGGGGCAAGACGGCAACCGTTGCTGTTTACCATTACGACGGCGGGCTTTAATCGTGAGGCGCCCTGCTACAAACACAGGCAGTACTGCGCAGGTGTGTTGAGTGGCAATATAAAAGATGATGCTTTGTTTTCGGTGATCTATACATTGGATGAGGGAGACGATTGGACAGACCCGGCAGTATGGGCAAAGGCAAATCCAAACTGGGGTATTTCGGTAAACCCTAGGCAGTTGGAACAGGGATTGACCGAGGCCAAGGAGTTCGTGCACAAAGAGGTTGAATTTAAAACCAAACTGCTCAACGTTTGGACTGATACGGCAATGACTTGGATTAGCGACAGCGATTGGAAGGCTTGCGACGGCGCGGATGATTTAGAGGGCGCTTTATGTTATGGCGGGTTGGATTTGGCAAGCACTGGGGACTTTTGCGCATTTAGTTTGTACTTCCCAGAATTTCACGCGATTCGCTCATGGTATTGGTTGCCAGTGGAGACGGCATACAAACGCAAGGACGCAGCAGGGCAATCAATTAGGCAATGGGCAAGTGATGGACATATTGAGTTAACGGACGGCAATGTAACTGATTACGCTTTTATTAAGGCGCGGGTTATTCAGTTGGCGCAGCAGTACGACATCAAAGACATTGCATTCGACCGCTTCAACTCTTCGCAGTTGGTGATTGAGCTGCAAAATGAAGGCTTGCAAATGTTCCCGTTCGGCCAAGGCTTTGTATCAATGTCGGCACCTACCAAAGAACTGGAGCGATTGACAAAGGATAAACAATTAAGGCACGCGGGCAATCCCGTTACGCGTTGGATGATGGGCAACATAATGCTGCGCACAGATCCCGCTGGAAATATCAAAATAGACAAAGCCAAGTCTGGGGATAAAGTCGATGGGCCTGTCAGTATTGTAATGGCATTGGGCACTTGCATGCAGGATGCCGCAAAAGAAAAAGAATCAGATTTTTGGTTTGTAAGCTTATGAAATTTTTGGACGATTACATGCAGGAATACTACAACAACCTACCGAGATATCGGACCTATGAAGATGCGTACAATGCAACCGAGGAAAAGTATTTCGGCAAGTTTGGAATAAGAAGGTACAAAAATTACGATGTATTCAGGGCAGCGCTGAGCAGGTGGTTGGCCCAGGGGCGTAATAAGTAATTTGTTAACGTGAGTAATTTAGGGCAGTTGTAATTTGCGGGCGATGAATCTAAAATTCTGGCAGCCAAAAAGAGCGGAGAAGCGCAGTAGCTTATCGCAGCCAACTGATTGGCTAGTGAATACTTTACAAAATGTTTTCGGATATCAAACAAAAAGCGGTCAGGCGGTTAATGATCGCACGGCGCTATCTATTGCGTCGGTGCATGCGTGCGTTAGAGTTATTGCAGACGGTATTGCGGGGCTATCTTTAAAGTTGTATAAAGATGATGGCACCAATCGCGAGCAGGTTGTAATCCATTACGCTACGGCATTGGTAAACGAACCAAACCCATACCAAACGAAATACGACTTTACCAAATACATGGTGAGCCACTTGGCACTGAAGGGCAACGCCTACGCTTTTATCAATCGTGATAGCAGATATTTGGGTATTGAGTTACACCCGATTGCACCTGATTACGTTCAGCCAATCATGCAGGACGGCCAATTGTTTTACAAAGTGAATCGAAAAGGATTCCCTGGAATGATCCCAGCGGCCGACATGTTGCACTTTAAAGGTTTGTGTGGTGATGATCCTTTAGTTGGTTTATCGCCCATCGTGGTGCACGCCGAAACCTTAGGTATTGATTTGGCAGCAATTAGCCAGAGCGCTGGCGTCTACAAAAATGGAGTATTGAAATTTTTGTTAACATCTGATGCGCAGATTAAACCCGAGCAGGCAGTGCCATTGAAGAAATCTTTGGATGATGTTATAGATGGGGCAAGCCGTAGCACAGTGCTGCCGAATGGCATCAAGATGGAGAAGTTGAGCCTGTCGCCAGAAGAGGCGCAGTATTTGGAAACCCGCAAATTTTCGGCTGAGGAAATCGCCCGCATTTTTGGGGTGCCCGCTTCAATGATCGGCGCAAAGGACGGCATCAAATCCAGCGTTGAGCAGGAATATCAAGATTTTTACGCTCGCACTTTGGCATCCTATGCGATTAACATCGAGCAGGAAATGGCCCGCAAGCTGTTAACAGAAAATGATAAGTTGACTTATTACTTTAAATTTAACTTTAATTCGCTGTTGAGAGCCTCCGCCAATGAGCGCGCTGATTACTATAACAAAGGCATTCGCGGCGGTTGGCTTTCTAGAAATGAGGCGCGCATGTTTGAAGATGCAAACGGATTTAATGGAGGCGATGAGTATTTGATTGAATCCAATTTAATGCCGTCGTCAAAAATTGATGAATACATGGATGCTAAGATTGCACAACTAATGAGCACCGCCGACAAAAACAACAACCCAGAGGGAACCAATAACACAGAAGTAATCTAATGAAACAAGAAAGGCGCACATTTACGGGCACCGTCCACACCAGAGAAGACGGCGAAGGCATGCCAAAAGAAATTGGCGGCATTGCTGCTGTCATTAATTCCGCTACGGATCTCGGATATTTTGAGGAGGTTATTTTGCCGGGAGCGTTTGACAATGCTCTGTCTAAAGATTACGACATTCGCTGTTTGTTTAACCACGAAGCCGAGTTAATTTTGGGACGCACAAAGGCAAACACCTGCAAAGTGTTTGTAAATGGCGACGGCAATCTTGAATATACTTGGGTACCAGATTACGAAAACCCTACCCACATGTCGGTTGTGCGTTCTATCATGCGCGGCGATATCACGCAGAGTTCATTTGCTTTTACAATCAAAGAACAAATGTGGAGCGAGTCGGAAAAATACGGATCTATGGGCAAGCGCACAATTAAGGTCATCGAGGATTTGTACGATGTTAGCCCCGTTACTTACCCCGCCTACGCTGACACCGAGGCCGACGCCCGTAGCATTGTTGCTATGCGTGATCAGGAACAAGAAATCGAAGAGGCAAAAAGAAGCCAAGCCTCTGCCGATGTGATTAAATTGGCTTTACTTAGATATCAAAACCTTTAAACAAAAAACAAAATCATGAATAAAATTAAAGCATTGAAAGAAGAGCGTGGACGTTTGCTCGGCGAATTGTCTACCTTGCAAACCACAATCGAAAAAGAAGCCAGATCTATGGCTGATTCAGAAACCAACCGCTTAAGCGAAATCGAGGCTCGTTTGGGCGCGATCAAAGCTGAGGTTGAAACCTTGGAAAAGTTGCAGAATCTTGCAGCTCAAGCCGCTGGCCACGTTGCTAGCCGTAGCGAGGAAAAAGAAAAGTCAGAAATGGCTAAAGAGTACAGCTTTAAGCGCGCTATTGATATGGCTATTTCTGGCCGTCGCGAAGGTGTTGAAGGTGAATTTTCTGCCTTGGCTTCTAGCGAGTACCAGCGTAGCGGTGTAAGCGTAAGCGCTCACTCTATGAAAATCCCTTCTGAAGTTTTCAAACGTGATATGTCTGCTACTGGCGGTACTTCTGGTTCTGAAGGTGGTGTAAACGTTCAAACCTCTGTTGGTTCTATCATCGATGTATTGTTGCCTAAGACTGTATTGCGCGGTTTGGGTGTACAGCAGTTATCTGGATTGGTTGGTAACCTTGACATGCCTACCGCTAGCACTGTACCTTCTGCAGGTTGGAATACTGAAAACGGAACTGCTACTGAAAAGAGCCCCGCATTCAGCAAAATCACTTTCAGCCCTAAGCGTTTGGCCGCTTACATTCAGGTATCTAATCAGTTGATGTTGCAATCTAGCAACTCAATCGACGCTTACGTGCGTAACTGGCTCTTGAATGCAATGGCTCAATCTTTGGAAACTGCTGCTATTAAAGGTGGTGGATCTAACGAGCCTACCGGTATTATTGCCAATAGCAACGTAAACGTAACTTTCGCAGGTGGTGCATCTTCTAACAGCACTAACGCTAACGGTATCGCTCCAGTATGGGCCGACGTTGTTAATTTGATGAAGGCTGTAGAAAACGCAAACGGCGAAGGTGTTGCTTACTTAACTAACCCTAAAGTAAAAGCCGCTTTGCAAACTATCCCACGCCAAGCTTCAGGTGTTGAAGGTAACTTCATTTGGCCTGCAGGTGGTGCTGAATTGAACGGTTACAATGTAGCCACTTCTACTTTGGTACCTAGCAACTTGAGCAAAGGCACTAGCTCTACTTTGTCTGCAATGATCTTCGGAGATTTCAGCAAAATGGCTATCGCTTCTTGGGGTGGTATGGAGTTGACAGTTGATCCTTATTCTGGCGCAACTGCTGGCTTGACTAACGTTGTTTTGAACGCTTACTTAGATTGCAACTTGTTGCAGCCTACTGCCTTCGCAGTTTGTAAGGACATCGTAGCCTAATAATCTGCCCGCTTGGGGGCGTAAAAGTTCCAAGTGCCGGGGGTGATCTTGACTGCATCGCCCCTGGGCCAATATGAAAGTGAGATTTACAGCAAACCCTACAGGGCAATTTAATTTAAGTTACAACGTAGGCGAGGAAGTAATAATGGAAACCAAGCAGGCCATGCTCTTAATTGAGGCGGGTGTTGCTGAAGAGATTGCAGTATTGACACCAGCCAAGCCTATCAAAAAGGCAAAGCCAGTAAACCCTGAAACCGAACTAGACGCAGAATAATGTTTGTTAGCCGTAGATATACCGCATTCGCAAATGCCGCCACTGATTACCTCAGTTTGGCAGATGCAAAAACCCATTTAAGGGTTACAAGTTCCTCAGATGATACTTACATTTCGGGGCTTATCTCTATGGCAATTGATGCCTGCAGTAATTATTTGGGCTACTCAATTCGCAAAGGGACGGCAAAGTATGGGTTTGACTCATTTACAGGCCAGCCTGCGCTCATTAATCCTGTGAACGGTCTGAATATACCTTCGGGGAATTATCTGCGCTTAAATACGCGCTGTTTGGCTATTAACTCCGTGAGTTATGTGAACGACTCGCAGGCAGTTGTTGCTTTTGATTCTGCCGATTGGTTGGCTTCACCTGATCCAATGGGCGGGTATAGCAGAAATATCTTTTTTGAAAATACGCCATCCTCGATTACTGACGATGTGATTAAGTACATCGTTGAAATCTCTGAGGGTTTTAATCCTGTCGGCACTTCTTCTGTAGACCCCGACACCATCCTGCCCGCCACAATTAAACACGCAGCGTTGTTGTTGGTTGCTCAGTACTACGATAACAGGCAGGCCATCATTGCGGGGAGTATTAACAGCGAAATGAATTTCGGCTTTCACTACCTACTCGATCCGTACAAAATCCAAATCATGATCTGATGAATGCGGGGTTAATGGATGTTTTGGTGAGTTTGCAAAGTTACACCGAAACCATAGATAGCAATACAGGCGAGAAGCTGCAAACGTGGACCGAATACGCAACCGCTTGGGCGCAGCGTGTTGAGCAGGAAAGTGGCGCGGAGAATGTAAACGCAGACAGGCGCGAACATAAGCAAATTGTGTTTTATACAATCCGTTACGATTCGGCCGTAGGCGTTAAGCACAGGGTGGTTGATGACAATGGGGCGCACAACATTGTTAACATTGCAAACCTTCAGCGCAATCTATATTTGAAACTACAAACCGAATTAACACAATAATGGAGAAAATCGACGGACTCGCTGAAACCTTGGAAGCCTTAAAGGCTATGGGGGTCAGTGTGAAAAGTCGTAAGCTTCAGCAAGTTTTAAAGAAAAGCGCTTCGCCAATTATCGCAACTGCCAAATCTTTGGTCCCAGTTGATACGGGCGATTTGCGGGACTCAATCGGTTTCATCAATAGCAAGGATAATCAGAACTATGATAAGGCTTTGATTGGCTTGCGCAAGGAGTATTACAACAACTATCTGGGCGTGATGTATGAATACGGGACAGTTGAGCGAATCCAATCGAGCACAGGCCGTTATACAGGCGCCATCGCCCCGGTGCGTTTTATGCAAAGGGCTGTCGATTCAAACGCCACAAGCGTTGAGGAAAACATAATGAAAGGCGTTGATCAAATCATTGCCGATTTAGCAAAGAAAAATAATTTAATATATAAATAACCATGGCAACTACTGGACCAGTAAACGGCACGCTTATAAGCATCTATAAAGATGTGAGCGGAACCTTGACAAAAATTGCAAACGCAACTTCCCACTCGATGGATATCTCAAAAGATATGATCGACGTTACTAACAAAGACAGCGCAGGCGCTAAAGAATTTATTGCCGGTGAGTATGGCTACACTTTGAACGTTGAAGGTATTTTTGAAGGCGATTCATCTGTAAGCACAAGCGGTTTGTCTTACAAAGATTTGTTAACTGATTTGCTCGCGGGCACTCAATTGACAGTTGTAATGACTACCAATGTAACAGGCGATGAGAAATTTACAGGCGGCGCTTTCTTTAGCAGCTTGAGTTTGAGCGCACCTAACAACGATAAAGCAACTTTTACAGGAACTTTGCAAGGTACAGGCGCCTTGACTATTGGCACCGTTTCATAATTTATTTTAGTATATTTGTGGCATGAGCCACATTACCATTGGGGGTGTTCAGCACCCCCTTTTGTTTAACATGAACAGCCTGCGCAACGTGATGCAGTTGGCTGGGATGGAAAATTTCGCAGATCTAAACTTGCAAAAAGACCTTGCCAAATCTATGGACTTTGCATTAAGTTGCGCATTCTATGGGATCCTGGAAGGCTACGAAGCCGACGGCAAAAAAACGCCATACCCCACAATCCAAAAGTTGGGCGCATCGGTTAAAAGATTTACAGAGTTGAGTCCTGCATTGGATGGATTCACGCAGGCCGTTAGTGATTTCTTTAGCACTGAAGAGCCAGAGGGAAAGTAAAAGCCAAGGGCGACGGCGCACCGCTAACTTGGCGCAAGATTGAGCGCATCAGTTACGGCGAATTAAATCTAACTGAGCGAGAGTTTTGGAAATGCTCGCCACGTTTTTGGCGTTTAAAATTGGAGGGCATGCGTGAGGCGCAGCAACAGCAGTACAGAAACCAATGGGAGATCACCCGCTGGGCAGTTGCTACAAGTATGGCGCCACACTTAAAAAAGCCAATCGAACCGAAAAGGCTGTTAACATTTCCGTGGGAGGAATCCGACTATATTAGTATTGAGGATGCGGTTAAACTATATTCGCATGTCTTTGATAAATTAACACCGGACGCCAAGGCATGAGCGCACCCATAAAAATAGTATATAACATTTTAAGCAATGCGTCAGACCTTACGGCGTTGGTTTCCACTCGCTTAAATCCTTTGCGGATTCCGCAAGAGTCTGCATTTCCTGCAATCGCTTATAATTTAGTCAGCGTAATTGCAAGCCCTACCAATACAAGTCACTCACGTACAGACTTTGCTCGGGTGCAAGTTAGTAGTTTTGGCGCCACGTTTGCAAGTGCTACAGAAGTGGCGGCGCAAGTTCGAGCTGCATTTGAGGCTGCGAGTTACCCAAATATATTCAATGACTATTATTGCCAGGCGATTGAGTTCGATGGCGAAGTGCATTTGGTTGAAGATGAGGCAGGATTTGCGGGAATTTACCACGTTGCTCAGGACTTTATAATTAATTATTACACCGTTGCAGTTGTAACTGAATTGCTATTGTTAGAAAGTGGTGATTTCATTTTGTTAGAAGATGGATTTAAAATAGAATTATAAAAATGGCAAGGTCCTTAAATATAGTAATTGGCGCAAACATTGAAAAGCTCAGACAGGGCTTTAATGATGCGATATCAGTAATAAAAAAGGCGGGCGGTGAAATGTCTGCCGATGTTGCAAAGAGTGCAAAGAGCATTGAGGAAAAGCTAGCGAGCATAGCAACCCGTAACCCAACAATGGGAACTGTTAGGCAGTTGACTCAGTTGGCGATGGAAGCCCGGGCATTGGGTCCAGAGTTCGCGGCCTCTGCTGATCAGTTTATAAAAGAAGCGGGTAGAATAAAAGATAGCATAGGCGATGCCAGGGCAGAGGTTGGGTATTTTGCAAGCGATACCCGACGCCTCGATGCGGTATTGGGTGGAGTTCAGGCAGTTGCCGGGGCTTTTGGTGCCGTTGAGGGGGCGCTTGCATTGGCAGGGGTTGAGAATGAGGATCTACAAAAAACAATGGTCAAGCTTCAAGGCGCCATTGCTTTGGTGAATGGAGTGCAAGCAATTCAAAACGCATTGCAAGCCGAGAGCGCTGTGCGTGTTGGAATAACTACAGCGGCCACTAAACTTTATACATTAGTAACGGGAGGCGCAACAGGTGCAACGCTTGCTTTTAGAACTGCCTTAATGTCTATAGGAATTGGCGTTGCGATTGCAGGGATTGGCGCATTGATTGCCAACTTTGACAAATTAAAGAACGCAATTTTTCCCGCGGATGCCGCGCTAAAAGGATTAAATACAACGCTCGATAAAACAATAGCAAAAAACGAGCGCGATATAAAAGTAATGGAGGCAAAGGGCAATAAATTAGGCGCCTTTGCTTTACAGGAACAGAATTTAAATTTAACGCTACAAAAGGCTCGTGCAAACCTAGGCAAAAACAATAAAGAGAACTGGGGCAAAATAATTGACGATACGAAAACGGCATTAACCGTATTAAGAATACAAAGAGACAATTATAACGCAGCCGAAGCCGCCAAACAACAAGAGCACGAAGCCGAGATTTTAAAGCAAAATCAAGATGCTTATAACAAGCGTTTAGAAAACTTTAGAAAGTACAACGCACAAAGACAGTTAGAGGCAGAAAACGCCAGAACTGAATTAAAGGCAAAAGAAATTGAAACCGTTGCTAGCGGACCACGCCAAGGAATCAAAACAATTGATCCTGCGCCTATAGATATTAAGGCACCGCAGAAACTAGAGCACACATTTACGCAAATCGATTATGCGATGCAAAACCAAATCGCAAAGCAGGAAGAGTATGAGGCGAGTTTTGCGAAATCAATGGAGGGCGTTAATCAAGCATTTAATAGTTTGACTGCCCAGGGCCTCGAAGCGTTTGGAGTATTATTGGGCGATATTATGACGGGGCAAATCGGAAGCTTTCAAGATTTTGGCAAGAAATTACTGGGAGCGGTTGCGGCATTCATGAAATCATTTGGGCAAGCATTGATTGCAACGGCCACAGCGTCGAAGGCTTTTAAAGAGTTGCTAATTAAAAACCCTGTGCTTGCAGCTGCTGCGGGTGTTGCATTGATTGCGGGCTCTGCAGTGATCACTAACATGCTTAACAAGGGCCCAGAGATGACAGCCTTTGCCGAGGGTGGAATTGTGAGCGGTCCGACTTTGGGATTGGTGGGTGAGTACCCCGGGGCAAGTAGTAACCCTGAAGTGATTGCGCCATTGGATAAATTGAAGGGCATGCTAAACACAAACGAGCAAAGCGGATACGTTGCAAGCACTACAATACAGGGGCGCGATTTGGCGATAGTATTGGAACGATATAATAAAGACAGAAATAGGGGATAATGGCACGCATTTACTACGGCTCATTTAAGAGTATACAGGATATTGATTACAGGGTTGAGTTGTGGGATGCGCCAAGCGGTAGCACCACTTCAGGCACCAAGTTGAAACTTGCGGGCGAGGGCTTTGTAATTGATCGCGAAGGCGAAGGCACTGCAACCTATGAAGAATTTTTAAGGCCATCACGATGCTCTACTGAGTGGGTGATGCCAAACAATACTGTACTGGCTGACTTTATTTCGATAAGCACAGAGGCAGAAAACAACTGGGCCATGATTGTGTATCGTGAGGATGTGCCTATTTGGATTGGTAGAGTTATTGCCGATCAAATGACGCGCCTACGTGAGGCCATCCAGGCAAAGCCACGCATAAAACTTGCGGCTGTTGACGGCTTGGAATTGTTAAAAGGATTTCGTGTTAGTGATCTGTGGTTTACGGACGGAATAATTACAGGGTCCTATCTTTTTCGCAAGTGCCTGGAACAAATTGAATTGAGTGAGTATTGGGTAGTTTTAGGAATTAACACAAATTACTTTTACGACGCCTCTTTGATGTATGCCAGTGCGGCTGCATTAAAAGGGATTCACTTGCTAAGCTTCAACCTTAACGCGTTTGTGAAAAACTTTGACCCCATGAAGGATGTGCGGGCCATTGATGTAGACGCGGGCTATTATGCCGACAGCAACATGCTCACCTGCACCGAGGCAATGGAGCAGATTTGCGCAGCCTTGCAAGTTAGGTTTATACATGAGATGGCAGGTTATTGGATGGTGCCAGTAAACGGTTATTTTAATACGACGCTTGCCTATCGCCGTTACTCCTATACACTCGGCTACCAAGGCACCGGCACCTATACCCACAGGCAGACATTGGCAAGCCCACGCCCACAATGGGAAGCCAAGCCATCGCTTTACTATCAGCCCGCTGCGAAGTTGGTGCGCATCGATACAGAGCGTAGGCTAGCAGGCAGCAAATACCGCACATATTTAAACGCTGTAGATACGATTTTTTCTAGTGAGTTCACGGGCATACCAACGGGCACAACACCAGACGATGCGCCGATGCGGATTAAGGTATTGGTCAAGTTCACCCGCGCCTACCCTAGTGGCAAAGTTGAGAATCAGACGCAGATTAATTACAGGATTTATTTGCGTGATTCCGCGGGTACAATATCCTATTTGCAAAATGACGGTTACTGGAGTAGCACAGTAAATTCATTTGAGGGCAAAGTTGATACACGTGGGCAGAAAACTACCTGGAATAGTTACATGATTGAGCACCAATGCACAACAGCCCCGACAACTTATGACCGTCTTTTTGTTGACATTGATTATGTGTATTCAGTTGTTAAAACTTATTCGTCTAGCAAAGGGTGGCAAGTTGCAGCTTCCGCAATTAAACCTTTTTGGGGATCTGTGCAAGTTGCATTTGCCGATAGTTCAGCATATCAAAACCCCGATTTTGTTTTTGATGTTGAGGAAGTATTTAGCCCAGGCACAACCTCAGCGCTAAACAGTACCGAAATTAATTTGAATATCGCCCATTACTCGAGTGATTCAAAATATGCAATTGGCAATATATTGGCTTACAATGGCACCACGAATGTAGTGGCCGATGATTGGTTTGGCGGTTGGGATTCCGTAACCCATGGCACGCTTACTGAAATGATAGGCACGGCCGTAGGTGGTTGCTATAAAGATTTTTTGCAGGTGGTTCGTGGTAGTTGGGTGGACAGTGGCACATTAACTGCAATTAAAACTTTGTATTTCGACGGCGGCGCCTGGGTGTTGAATGGTTGCAGCTTCAAAGCCAAGTCCGAGGCATGGGATGGCGAATGGCTTTATTTGGCCCCGACTTATTCAGGGCTTACATCTACAGGCGAAGGTTATAAAATAGATCCTAGCAAGAATGATGACAAAGTAAATTACGCCCTGGAAGCGGTGGCTGATATTAACGGCTCAATCAGTTTTGTGCCTGAGCAGGTTTTGGAGTTTTTGATTAACGACGCAGAAGGTGCACCAACTTCGCAACCTACATTGAATACACGCTGGGAGGTGATGCTGGAATACGTGGATAGCACTGAGGTAATGAGGTGGCACGTGCAAGAGCACAACGCCAGCGTAACCTATACAGCAGGCACTCACACAATTACAAACGGCTACGAGCTTATTTTGTGCGATACTTCTGGCGGTGCGGTTACAGTTGACTTGCCTGATCCAACTTTAAGCAAGGGCAAAAAATACTATTTCAAAAAAATTACAACTTCGCACCAGGTTACAATCACGGGCGGAGGCTACGATATTGACGGCTCGGCTTCTAAAGTTATGACCAATCAATTTGAGGCATGCCAGATAATAAGCAACGGCGTGCAGTGGTGGATCATTTAATTTGTTAACGAGTAGGCGGTGGGTGTTTTGTAATTTTGGGCTATGCCTAATCAAAAAATTAGCGAATTAACCGCGATTGTAACTGTTGACAATAGCGTTGATGTTCTGCCTATTGTTGACATTTCAGCAAATACCACAAAGAAAGTAACGCCTAACGCGCTAAAGACTGCGCTCGCGTTGGATAACGTAAACAATACAAGCGATGCCAATAAGCCTGTGAGCATTGCGCAGCAGGACGCATTAAATGCAAAGGTGGATGAAAATGCCGCTATTACTCCAGCTACAAAAACAAAGATTACATACGACGCGAAAGGGCTTGTAACTTCTGGCGATTCATTGGACGAAACAGATTTACCGACGGGAATAAACGCAAACAAAATAGGCACGGGCGTTGTAAGTACTACCGAATTTGAATATTTAAACGGGGTAACTTCGGCCATTCAAACGCAGATTAACAGCAAACAAGCAACCTTGGTAAGCGGTACAAATATCAAAACCATCAACAGCACTTCGCTTTTGGGTAGTGGTGATATTACAATTTCAGCATCACCAAGCGGTGTAAGTGGTGCAATTCAGTTCAGCAATGGAAGTGCGTTTTCAAGTGATGCCGCTAACTTGTTTTGGGATGATACCAATAATAGGTTGGGAGTTGGTACGAATA